GCCTTTGCTGTGCGCTGCTGCGCGGTGCTCCGCTGGGCCTTTGCTGTGCGCTGCTGCGCGGGGCGTCGCTTTGCGAAGCCTCTGCTGCGCGTTGCGTTGCAGCACCATGCCGTGCCTCTGCTGTGCTCGGCGATGCCACGCCTCGCCTTGCCTCGCCGTTGCCACTACTCACACCTCACTCCACGAGAACCGTCCCTTGCCCGAGTTGCGCCATGCCCCGATGCCACGCAGGCTGCCGTAGTCCAGCCACTCCCGGAGATAGGGCATCAGGCTGTCCTGAAGCAACTTGAACGTGATGGTGAAGCAGGTGCCGGCCGGAACGGTTTCAGACCTGCAGACAGTGACACGCGGGCCTTGGGCCGTATCGCCCCGCAACGGCCGTTCGCAGAGGCCCAGCGGAGCACCGGGCGGCAGTTCCATGGGGATCGTGCGCTCATTGACGAAGAGCTCCTGGTCTATCACGGTCTTGTACGCCTTGAGTTCGCTGGACTTGCTCCCCGTCGCACGGCGCATTGCCCCGCAAGCGTCCTTGCAGAAGCCCTTGATCTGGTAGTCCCACAGTATGGGTCTGCCATCCTCATTCCGGTGGAAGAGCGTACTCCCGCGCTCTTCACAGTGTTCCGCACTGTCCAGCTCGTCTTTCGCCGGGACGCCATCCGGATGCTTGCTGGCAATGAAGTCAGCGAACACATCGGGATTGGCGGCCTTGGTCCCGAGACATTCCTCGGTGAACACGATCCTGACCTTCAGCTCTTTCATTTCAGCCCTTTCTTCGTTGCTACCACCGTTCACGCACCCACGAGCAGGCCGCCGAGCAACATGCCGGCAGCCAGGATCACCATGCTCAGCCCGATTAGGGCTCCTACCACGTCGAGCTGCCAGTCTTCGAGCTTCGGGATCTTCGCGAGCAGGTTCTTCATGGTTTTCATGCCTTGCCCTCCAGTGCGTCGATCAGTTTTTCGAGAACAGAACGTTCTTCCGGCTGAAGCCCTACCGGCCACCATTCCCGGAGCTGTCGGGCGATAGCTTTGCGCTGCTGGGTGACAATGCTTAGTGCCGAGCGGTAGTCGTCACGAGCGTTCTCTGCGGTCCTGAGAGCGTGCTCTAGGTTCGTGCAGCGCGCTTCGGCCCGGTCGGCGCGGGTACTGGCGGCGAGGCACTTGGGGCAGGGCTCGCGCTTGTCCTGTCGCCAGGTGGCAAAGCACCGGTCGCACGTATACCACCCCTGCGGGCCTATCGTGGGTTTTTGATCTTTGCTGGCGCACACCGGGCACGAGACTGGCCGCGGGTCCGGCGTGGGCGGCGTGCACTCTGCCACGAGGGCATCGAGGGCATCCGCGTCGGACTCACACTGGGGCCCGGCGTCCCAACGGTCGGCAGCAGCGCGGAGCCATTGGGCCAGGTTGCGGCAACGGTCAAGCTGGGACGTGTTCATGACTTCACCCCTCATCACATGGCAGATATGCCGGACCGAACCGCCGGATTTCCTCCCGCATCATGGCCGCCTCGCGTTCCAGGAGGATGGCTACCTGCCTCAGCCCGATCCGGCCCTGTGCCGCCAGCGCAATCCGCCGAACCGTGCCGATGTTCGTCTGCAGCACCGCCAGCGCATGGTCGAGTTGCGTGCCGGCCGCTGTCGTGGTCTCAGCCATGGTCGTCTCCCTGGGTTGGCCGGCGGCGCGGCAGGGCACTTGGAGAGTGAAGGGCTGAGGGCGCCCCGCCGCGGGCCGGTAGAGGAGTGAGGCCCCCGGCAGGGGTACATGGAAGAAGAGAGGAGGAACCCCCGCCGGGAACCAAAGTGGTAGCGGGCCGCGGAGTCGAACCGCGCTGGCCAGGGTTATGGGCCCCGGCAGGTCCCGAACCTGCCCGCATCGTTGATGTTGCCTGTCTCTCCAGGCTGTCACGGTCTCTGCGGGTCGTCGGTCTGGCTTCGCCTACCTCGCCGCACGGGGCCTTCACCGTTCCCCCGATGGTATACCGTCGAAGCGCGTGCTTGGCCAACGCCCGGGCCAGTACCTGCTCCCATGGTGCCAGTGATGTGGTCACCTCAACCCTCCGTGCAACGCCGCGCCACCGAACGTCACATCAGAACCACAGTCGGCGACACTCGGGACGCAACGCAAACTCCAGAGCATCGCGAATCGACCTCGTAACGGGAATCCCCTTCTCCTTCTTACGCTCGCGGAATACCTTTACCGCGGCGCCTGGGACAGGCCAGTTACCTGCTTTGACGGGCTTGTCTTGCATCGCGCGCCTCCAGTTACATAGGCCACAATAAACGCCCAGCGCGCCACTGCAAGCCACATTTCTTGTTTTTTCTTGCTTTTTCAATATGGCGGCTGTAAAGTATGCTTCACAAGGGACTTACGGCATGCAGCTTAGAGCACACATCAAACAGGCGCTGCAGGCGTACATGGACGACAAGGCGCTTACCGCCGATGAAGACCAAGACAGCAGAAAAAATTCTCAGGAAAAAGGGATGGGCGGACATCCCGGATGCCGACGAGGCTGGCCAGTTGCTGGCTGACATACGCGCCAGCGGGGACCAAAAACTGGGTGGGTACTACGTGACAAAGAGGGAACGGCAGGCGTTACAGTAGGAGACAGACCCATGACAGAGCAAGCCCAAATCATCATCGAAGCGAAGCGCTACGAAGGCCCGGACGCGTACCTGTGGGTGCATGACAGCGGCGACGTGATCCTGTGGCCGGATGAAGAAAGCAGCGTCGACGACGACGGCGCAAATGCCGTCGAGCGGTGGCAAGTCGATGCTGACACGGTAGACGCACTGATCGACAGCGGCGAGTGCGACGAGGTAGCGTAATGCAATGCCCGAAATGCGGACACGAATGGAAGGACGATGGGCGCGCCAAGGGGGGGCGCGTCTCTCGCCGCAAGGCCGGGCCGCGTTGCCCGGTTCACGGATCTTTCCTGCGAGCAGACGGGACGTGCGGACGGTGCGAGCGGGAAGCGCGGGAAACGATAACAAAGAAAGGAGTTTTCCCCCCACAATGAAACTCACCCAGGACCATTACACCGACCTGCAGATGAAGGCCTGCGCTCTCCGGGCTAAGGGGCTGACCAAGTACCAGGCCTACAAGCAGACCTACAGCACGGGCGCCACCAAGGCCTCCACGATTCGGAGCCACGCAACGGACTTCTTCCAGAAGCCCAAGATTGCCGAACTGGTTGCGCGACTGTCAGAGAGAGGCCTGCAGGAAATCAACGTCACGCCCAACAAGGTCATCCGCGAACTGGCCGCGGTGGCGTTCGCGTCCCCGCTAGACCTGATCGAGACCGACCGGCATGGAATCCTACGACTGAAGCCCCTCGAACAGCTTACCACTGAGCAACGCCTGGCCGTCAGGAAGCTCAAGCTGCGCACCCGCACCCGGACCATCGACGATGGCACCGAGACCATTCAGGAGACCGAGATCGAACTGCACGGGAAGATCCAGGCATTGGAGCTGCTCGGTCGCAACCTCGGCATGTTCTCCCAACGCGTCACCCTCGAAGTGCCTCGGCTCGACTACCAGCCCATACCCGCGGCTGCCCCGCAGCCGGCCGCCGATGGTTCGCCGAAGAAGCGCTTGCCCAAAGGCCCCTGAACCACATGGACACGATTGCCCCGCATGCCCAGCGCGTGTATCGCGCCGAACCCACTCCCGCAGAGTTTCACCGCTCGAATGCCTTCGTACGCGGGATCATGGGCCCCATCGGCAGCGGCAAGAGTGTGGCCTGTGCCCTGGAACTCTATTTCCGGGCCTGCGGCCAGGTGGCGGACCATCAGGGCTACCGCCGAACTCGCTGGGCCGTCATCCGCAACACCTACCCCGAACTGCGTTCGACCACGATCCGCACCTGGATCGACTGGTTTCCCGAGCCCGTGTGCGTCATCACCTGGGCAGCACCCATAGAAGGCCGGCTCAAGGTCCGGCTCCCGGACGGCACCACGGTCGTTGCCGAGATCCTCTTCTTGAGCCTCGACAGCCCGCGGGACATCAAGAAACTGTTGAGTCTCGAACTCACGGGGGCCTGGGTCAACGAGGCCCGCGAGCTGCCGTACAGCGTCATCGAGACTCTGACCGGTCGCGTCGGCCGGTATCCCGCCAAGGCGATGGGGCCGCCCATCACCTACAGCGGCGTCTGGATGGACACCAACCCGCCCGATACCGATCATTGGTGGTACCGCCTGGCCGAACTCGAGCAACCCGAGGGATGGAGGTTCTGGCGCCAGCCCGGGGCGATCCTCGTCAAGGGCGACCCCCCGCACACCCATTACGAGATCAACCCGGATGCCGAGAACGTCGGCAACCAGCCCCTCGGGTTCCAGTACTGGCTGCGGCAGATTGCGGGCAAGACTCAGGAGTGGATCCGGGTCTACCTTCTCGCGCAGTACGGCGCCACCTTCGACGGCCGGCCGGTCTACGGCTCGGCGTGGCAGGAGCACGTCCACGTATCCACGGTGCATCTGGCCGTCTACCATGGGCTACCGCTGGTGCTCGGCTGGGACTTCGGACTGACTCCGGCCTGCGTCGCCGTCCAACTCTCGCCGGCCGGGCAACTGCGGATTCTGCGGGAGTGGGTCTGCGACGATGGTGGGCTGCGACAGTTCGCCGACCTGACCGTCAAGCCGTCGCTGACCAACGAGTTCCCAGGCATGACCCTGCAAAGCTGGTGCGATCCGGCCGGTGCCCAGCGCAGTCAGGTCGACGAAGCCACTTGCGTCGCCGAACTGTCCAGGGTAGGAATCCCGACCACCATTGCCCCGACTAACCAGTTCCAGGTTCGGCGTCAGGCGGTCCTCAACTTCCTGACCAGGTTGAGCGAGGGGCAGCCAGGCCTGATCGTCGATCCGCGCTGCACCATGATCCGCAAGGGCTTCGGCGGCGGGTACATGCTCAAGCGCATGCCGGTGGCCGGCGATGCCGCCCAAGAGCGATTCCGCGACGAGCCCGAAAAGAACGCCTACAGCCATCCGGCCGAGGCCCTGCAGTACGCCGTCCTCGGTGTCAGCAGCGAGTATCACGCGCTGATCGAGACACGCCAGGGCGTCTACCGCCCGGAGTCCTCCCGCCGCAGCGCCTTCGTCTGACCACCGCCTCCCGCCAAGCCCTCCCGGCAGAAATCCCGACAGCTATTTTCAGCCCATGAGCCGCAACGGCTTACGCTATTCAGCACGGCTGAGCTCAAAGTCATCATAGATGAATTCGGCGTGATGTTGGCTTAGTGGTATCCCTAGCATCGCGGACCACCACCCCGGCACTTTAGCCTTTCCTGCCGGGGTGGTGGGTCCCCCAATGGGACACCATAGCGGCCATGCCACTGCTGACTGCAGCCTCAGCCGACCAGCTTGCAGAGCGCGACGCTCAGCGCGCCATGGAAGTGGACCAGTCCCGGCCGGTGGACGAACTGGCCGGATACGTCCTGGCGGCGTTTCAGGATGCCGAGCGGCACAAGGCCGGCACCATCACCCCGCGGTTGCTCGACTGCGACCGCCGTCGCCAGCGCCAGTACGACCCCGATGTACTGGCCGCGATCCAGGAGAGCGGCGGCAGCGAGACCTTCTACGGCCTCACCAATCAGAAGGTGGCCGGGTTTCTCTCCTGGCTGACCGATGTGTTGCGCAGCGAGGAACAGCCCTGGGAACTGCAACCTACCCCCGTCCCCGAGCTCCCGGACCCCATCCGCCAAGAGATCGTGCAGCGAACCATGGCGTACTGGGGGCCGGTCATCCAGGCCGGAGAGCAGTGGGCCCCGGAGGACGTGAGCCGGTACGCCCGGACCATGCACGATGGCATGTTCGGCGACCTGCAGAAGGAGGCACGGGACCGCGTACGGCGCATGGAGGACCGGATTGCCGACCTGCTGCAGGAGGGCGCGTACTGGTCGGCGCTCGACGAGTTCCTGGACAGCTTCTCGGTCTACCCCACCGCCTTCCTCAAGGGGCCGCTGCTGGAGATCCAGCGGCGCGTGGTCTTCGCCGAGAGTACGAACGCAGACGGCAAGCCGACCATGGTCGCGGAACTCCAGGACGTCCCGACCAACGTCTGGCACAACGTCAGTCCCTTCGACCTCTACGTCTCGCCATCGGCACGCAGCATCGACGACGGCTATGTCATCGAGCGCTGCTGGTATGACGGTTCCCAGTTGGAGGCTATGGCCAAACTGGAGGGCTACAGCGCCGAGGCCATCCGCCGGGTGATAGCCGAGGGCA